CCATCCAGCTTGGCGGAGAAGATCATCAATATTAATACGTGCGTCTGTCTCTTTGCTAAAGTCGCTCATCAACTCACTCCTGTCTTACCAAAGTTAGCACGAAGCCCTCAGCGTCAGTGCTTTTTCCGCTTTATCCCAGAAGTTTTAACTTTTTCCCAACTTCAGCGCCAACTTTTGATAAATCACGTCCAACCACACCGGAATTACAGGCTTACCTGCATCCAAAGATGCGATCGCCTGTTCTCGGTCATACACTACAAGATTTAGCGATCGCTCCTGCGCTTGTAACAACAACATAAACCGCTTACCTTTGCCTGAAGTAAATAACTCCGGCTCTTGATCTTTCAGCTTTTTCAATGTGGTGCTGGCTATGTCAAAACTTAAACCCACAGATAGCCAATATGACATTGCAGCTAGTTCCAGCAAATTAGACTTTGAGTAATAAATACTACGTCCAGTTCCAGTCTCACTGATTACAGGAACAATCACCCCCCTCTCTCGCCAATACTGTAGCTGACGAAGGGTGCAGCCTGTGATTTCAGCAGCTTCCTTGCTTGTAAAAAATGTCTCCTGCATACAATTTATTTTACAGAAGACTTGTCTAATACAAATATGTTAGTATTAGACAATATTGTTTTAACCCGATGAGCCAAATCACTATTCAGTGTCGTCTTGTAGCCTCAGAATCATCACGCCACCAACTATGGAAGTTGATGGCAGAGCTAAATACGCCACTGATTAATGAACTATTGCATCGGGTAAATCAACATCCAGAGTTTGAAACTTGGCGACAAAAGGGCAAACACCCCACTGGTGTTGTCAAAGAACTCTGCGAACCTTTGAAAACTGACCCTCACTTTATTGGTCAGCCTGGACGGTTTTATACGAGTGCGATCGCATTGGTGAACTACATATATAAATCATGGTTTGCGTTGATGAAGCGATCGCAGTACCAACTAGAAGGCAAAATTCGCTGGTTGGAAATGCTCAACAGTGATGTTGAATTGGTAGAAAGTAGTGGTGTCAGCTTAGATAGTCTTCGCACTAAAGCTGCTGAAATTTTGGTTCAATTTGCTACTCTCAATACTGCTCAAACTCAATCAACGAATGGGAAAAAAGCTAAAAAGCGCAAAAAAGCTCAAAATTCAGATAGCGATCGCAATTTATCAAAGAATTTATTTGAGACTTACCGCAACACAGAAGATAACTTGACTCGTTGCGCCATCAGCTATTTGCTCAAAAATGGTTGCAAAATCAACGAGAAAGAGGAAGACGCTAAAAAATTTGCTCAACGTCGCCGTAAACTTGAAATTCAGATTGAACGCATCAGAGAACAGCTAGAAACACGAATTCCCAAAGGTCGAGATTTAACAGATGCCAAATGGTTAGAAACTATTGTCGTTGCTACTCATAACGTTCCAACAAATGAGTCCGAGGCAAAATCTTGGCAAGACAGCCTTTTAAGGCAATCCAGCAAAGTACCTTTCCCAGTAGCTTACGAAACCAACGAAGACATGACTTGGTTTAAAAATCAGTTTGGGCGCATCTGTGTAAAATTCAACGGTTTGAGTGAGCATAGTTTTCAAGTGTATTGTGATTCTCGCCAACTTCACTGGTTTCAACGTTTCCTAGAAGATCAACAAATTAAGAAAAATAGCAAAAACCAACACTCCAGTAGTCTGTTCACCCTGCGTAGTGGGCGTATTGCTTGGCAAGAAGAGGAAGGCAAAGGCGATCCTTGGAATGTTAATCGTGTAACTCTCTACTGTTCTGTAGATACCCGCCTATGGACGACTGAAGGAACCAATCAAGTAAGGGAAGAAAAAGCTGAAGAAATCGCTAAAATTATCACTAATACAAAAGCCAAAGGCGACCTTAATGAAAAACAGCAAGCCCACATAAAACGGAAAAACTCCACCTTAGACAGAATTAATAACCCTTTTCCTCGCTCCACGAAACCTTTATATAAAGGACAATCTCATATTCTTGTTGGTATTAGCCTGGGCTTAGAAAAGCCTGCAACGCTAGCGGTAGTAGACGGCACTACAGGTCAAGTAATTACCTATCGCAGCATCAAACAACTACTGGGTGATAATTACAAACTGGTAAATCGACAGCGACAGCAAAAGCATTCCTTATCCCACCAACGCCAAATAGCTCAAACGCTTGCTGCACCAAATCATTTTGGAGAATCGGAGTTAGGGGAATATATAGACAGATTACTAGCGAAAGAGATTATTGCGATCGCTCAAACATACTCTGCTGGAAGTATTGTTCTACCTAAGTTAGACAATATGCGAGAGCAAGTTCAGAGTGAGATTCAAGCCAAAGCTGAACAAAAATCAGACTTAATAGAAGTTCAACAAAAGTATGCTAAACAGTACCGAGTTAGCGTCCATCAGTGGAGTTACGGCAGATTGATGGCAAATATTCACTCGTCAGCTGCTAAAGCTGGAATTGTGATAGAGGAGTCAAAACAGCCAATTCGAGGTAGTCCACAAGAGAAAGCGAAAGAATTAGCGATCGCAGCTTACCATTCCCGCAAAATAAACTGATTGACAAAACATCGAACCTTGACAATAAAATAAGGAAATTCAACAGCGCCGCAGTTCATGCTTATACAAGCCTCTGTGCTGTGTAAATTTGGGTTAGTTTGACTGCTGTTAAACAGTCTTGCTTTCTGACCCTGGTAGCTGCCCACCTTGATGCTGCTATCCCTTGTGGATAGGAATTAGGTGCGCCCCCAGTAATAGAGGTGCGGGTTTACCGCAGTGGTGGCTACTGAATCACCTCCGACCAAGGAGGAACCCACCTTAATTATTTTTTGGCATGTTAAAGCGGGAGCGATTTTCCTGGGGTTGCTGCCAAAAGTTTAAATCGCTTGTTTAATGAGGTTTATAGCCTTTAAGGTGTCAGTTGATTTACTTTTTTAAATGTTAACTGATAGGCGATTTTGGGAGACGTGACAAAAATGCCTTCATAACTATTGGTAAATCAAGGTTTTGAAGTGCAGAGTTTCAACACCCCTCCCAGCTAGAGGCGGGTTGAAAGATATCAACTAACTTTCCATCGATATATCCGTTAACGTTTCAACACCCCTCCCAGCTAGAGGCGGGTTGAAAGGTGTTGATATCAGTTTACGAATTTATAACAAAAGCTTTTTAGAAAAGGGTGGGTTGAAAGCGAATCCAGTTACGTCCTTGTTAGACTGGTATTGTGACTGTAGCAGTTGATCTTTGATATAGGGTATCAAGACTGCCTGATAGTCACTAATTTGTTAAAATTGACAAGATTTTGTTAAAAGTGACATTAATCTGTTAATAGTGACAAATAATTAGTTAATGTACATTAATGTACACAATTTGTGAATGTACAACAACACAAATGGACGTAACTGGATTCGAACCAGTGACCTCTACGATGTCAACGTAGCGCTCTAACCAACTGAGCTATACGTCCTTAACCACACGATTATCAATATTAGCATACCTTTTCTTAATCTGTACCAATTTGTCTTAAAGATGTTTTAGGACATCATTAGGACAATGAGAGAGATAAAACCTGTTAACAACAATGGCAGCCTACAGCTTAAGTTTAGCTTTGGTGGTAAGCGTTATGCGTTCAATCCTTTACCTGGTGGTCATTATGAGGATAAAAGAGATTTAGCTATAGCTCAGGCGATCGCCACCAAAGTCCAAAATGATATCATCGCCGGACATTTTGACCAAACGCTTGACCGTTATAGGATAGTGCCTAAAGGTAGCCCTAACACCCAGCCTAAGACACTACTTGAACTTTGGGATACCTGGGTAAGGTATTTAGAGCTCCCATCAGCTACTGAGGCTAATCATTACAAGTGGGTGCGCCGGATGATAGCTAAGGTTAACCCAGGAATAGCAGATACAGTCTGGATAACTAAAGTAAATATAGCCCCTAGAACCTTTAAAGATAGACTAGGCTTGATAAAAGCGTGTTGTAAATGGGGAGTGTCCAAAGGATACTTAGACACAAATCCTTATGAAAACATTAAAAACCCCAAGTATACACCAAAGGAAGTTAAGCCTTTTACTCAGGAGGAAATTAAGTTAATCCTAGAAGGTTTTGATAAACTAGCACTACACTATAGCCCCTTTGTTAGATTCTTAATGGCTACTGGTGTGAGAACATCAGAGGCTATTGGCTTACTATGGGGTAATGTTGACTTCCACAGATCAGAAATAGTAATCAAGGAAAGCTTACCGAAAGACCTAACAGGTAATGGCTATCGCAGAATTAGGAAAGAAACTAAAACAGGTAACATCAGGTATTTATCCTTATCAAACGATTTGCGATCGCTTCTTGTAGAACTTAAACCATCAAAGGCTAGCCCAGACTCTTTAGTGTTTAGTACTCCCACAGGTAAGCCCATAGATGCGGATAACTTCAGAGATAGGCAATGGACTAAGGTGCTTAAAGTCCAAGGTGTACCCTATCGGAAACCCTACACAACTAGGCACACGATGATCAGCCATGCCATAGAGCAAGGTATACCTATAACAGGTGTTGCCTACTTAGCGGGGCATAAGGACACTTCTATGATTATTAAGAACTATGGGCATATGATTAATCGACCTGAGTTGCCTGATATACCTATAGGTTGAAAAAGGTTATCCTAAGCTACTGGATTTAATACTAGACTCTTAGCCTTATATTTCCTCGTAGTAAGGACAATCGTCAGAGCCGTCGTAGAGGGGGTTAACTGCACAGTTAAGTATAGTATTATCTTCGCTAGAATATTTACATCCTGTGCAGCCTAATCCTATTACTCTGCTATACCATACTTCATCTTCATCGCGGTAGGCAGTACCGTCTAGGCACTCTATAGTCTCGCCGTCCGCAATATCATCAAATAGGCTATCACTAGATAGGAACTGTCCTAGTGTAATGTTTAGCTTCCGCATCTGTTTTTAAGTGCTAGCTACAGTTTATATGGTAGCTCTTATCATCGTGGACAATTACCTACAAGTGTTGCTAGCGTTTAATGAGCTTCTGTTAAGCTAACTGTGTACAAACTAACTGATCGACTGCATATACAACGGTAAAACCTGTGCCACCAAAAGTATTAGCCCTATAAGATATGTAAATATTTTCACCAGCATTGAGCTGAAGTACTTTCTGAGCATTGTAAACAGTACCTATACCGGCCTCTACTGCTGTTGCATAAAAAATTCTACCTATAAACGCATATTCTGGCACTGAAGGCTTACCTATATAAATCAAACAGTCTAGGTTAGTTGGAGGTGTTCCTCCAGTTGTATAGAACCACGTAGATAAACTAAAACTATACCAACCAGACCTATTAACTAATAGTGTGCTACTGCCAGAAAAACTATCCCCATTACGAACGTACTGAAGACTATTGAAAAGCATAGTAGAAGTAGCATTAGTAGTAGCTGTTACTTGGGTACTATTGAAAGCTACAAGAACTAACCTATCCTGAGACATTACATTCTTGACAAAAGCAGTAGTAGCTACACTAGTGTCATTATCTGTTGTGGCTGGCGTTGGGGCTGTTGGATTGCCTGTTAGCACTGGTGAATTTAGCAGTGCATAATTAGCTAAATTAGCCTTCACATACGAGGTTGTAGCTATTTTGCTACTGTTATCACTAGATGTTTGGGTAGTAGCAGTTGCATTACCAGTAAAAGCAGGTGAGTCTAATCCAGGCATTGTAGCTATCTTTTCCCAAAGAGCGTTCTGTGAGGGTGGTAGAACGCTGTTGTTCCAAGCAGGGCCAAAAGGTGTTGGGTCAGCTAGTGACACAGTACCCAAAGGTTCTATTGGTATAACATCCCAGACACTTGTATCTGTTGGTAGATTACCTGTTATTGGGTTGATGCTCTTGCAGATGTAGGTTCTAAGTTGGTAAAATACTAAATCTCTGTATCTATAAACTGTGTTGTAATTCCAATTCCCACGAGGGAAAGGCCCCCCTATAGCAGAAGATAGGCTAGTATCACTAGCTATTATACGAGCAATTCTAAGCGCTCCTGTGTCTAGAACATCATTAACCATCCCTGTAGGAACAAGGGTAGCAAACTGTACTGTTGCAAGGTTTGGTATTATTGCGTAGAAGTCTATTAACGCAGGTTCTATTATGTTAGAGCTACCATCAACTAGAAAGAATTCAAACCTGTAGGAAATACCAGAGGTTTCACTCTCCGGCAGAGTAATGTTTAGAACTCCATTAGTTATAATAAACAGCTCTGGTTTAGGGGCATAAACGGTGTCTGGGTCAGTTGCCAGATCGACCATTTGACCCGATAGAGTCACGCGAAGCTTGCCGCTAAGAGTACCAGCAGCTCCCTTAAGAGTTCCTAATAATTGTGTCATTTATACTAAAACCTCTGTGATACTAAGATTGCTATAGCCACCGCCTGTATTAACAGTCAGCGTCCCTCCAGCGGCGTTTTGTCTGATATATACCTGATAAGTTCGTGCTGATGTACCTAAAGAGCCATGAGTGCTTGGAAGGATTATGGTGTGACTTATAGACTCAGAGTTAGTATCTGCGGTTGATGTTTGAGCGACTGTTCCTGATAAGACTATCTGTGGTGTACCAGACCAACCAAATTGTACTCTTGCAGAGTTAGCTGCCGTTGCTACGTGACTTATTGATGCTAAGTTAACTGTAATTATCAAGTTTGAGGTGCTACTAACTGGTGTAAAAGTTTGAGACAGAACGCTAATGTTTGTAGTACCACTAACCGAAACATCACTTGTAGTGTTGACAGCGGTAATAATCTGCTTTAGCTGTTTGTTGCTAGCATACTTAACGTCCCAGTACTGGTCTACGAATTGTGTAGTAGCAAGTTTTGTACTTATATCTGTTGTAGGCTGGGTTGGTGCTGTGGGGTTACCTGTTAATACCGCACTGTTTAGAGGGGCTAGAGTGGCTCTTAACTGGTTAACAGTTATCCCAAGGGTTGTAGTACCACCAGGCGGAAGAGTAGGCAAAATCTCTGTTCCTAAAATAGTGCCTATAAGATTTAGCTCTGATAGCTTTTTAAGTTTTAAATTATCGTTGGCCATATCAATTTAATTGGATTAGATCGCCTTCTTCTGTTGTTAAGAAAGTCTGTTCATCAGCTTGCAGGGCATAAGTGTAATAGAGAGGTAAGACATCACTAACTGGTACAACTTCGCTCTCACACCAAAGATTACCAAACAGCTTATTTATCTTCCTGGCTAGCTTAAATTCATAGCCATTAGGCTGGTACTTAAGGGGAAGAAGAATCTTGTAAGTCCACCCTGTACTTCCTAAAGGGTCTACAGATACTTGTGAAACTCCTAATACAAAGTTACTTCCAGACCAGATAATGTGTTCTATGTCCAAAGCGTTTAGGACTAAACTTAAAACTTGTCTAGTGCCTTTATTAGGCCAAATGTTACTGTAAGAGTTTTTTAATAAAATTCTCTTTGAATTTGTAGACCAATCTTTATCCCAATATTCACCTGTAAAGCCACAGAGTGGGGCTAGGAAGTCTAACCAGTTTGCATCACATATCTCTGGGTTTAACTGCCGTGGTAGGTCGTCTACCTTGAGCTTAGAGTTTATTAGTAGTTCATCCCAGTAATATGTTAGCCAGTCAGTTATTTCGTTCTCTTGATAGACTTCAGGTAAGCGATAAAAAATAGGGCGACCACTTGCCCAAGCCTCGTAAGTTTGTACCATTAATCGCCTCCGAACAGACTGGTTTCTCCAGCCCCTCTAACAGCTTCATAATAAATTCCATCAATGCCTGCTAGCCGAACATATAGGCTGTAAGCTTGTGGTACTGTGTAAGAGTTAGGGTTTGCAACGTTGGAGGCTACACCATTTAGTATTAATGATTGAATATCCTTGATACCACCTGATAGTCTTAGCTGATACTCAACCTCGTTAAGAATCACGTCAGCCCCTACTGCATAGGTACTTGGATTTAAGTAGTCCTGAAAAGCTCCCCATAGCTCATCTATAGTTTCTTCCGGGTTTTCACCAGCTACTAGACGAGCTACTAACTCACCTGATACTGGCAGTATTTCCATTGGACTAGTATATAAATTAGTTCCTAGCTGAATTCTTCCTTGAAGACTATTTTTTACCAGACTAAGTTCTGACGTACTTGCAGGCTGTTTGTTAGCATTTAATAGGAAAAGATGTACCGCTCCAAGCTCTTTTGTTAGTTTGTTAGCAGCTAGTAATCCTATAGCCTTAGCTGAACTACCTTGACCTAATATTTGTTCAGCAGCTCGTTCATAATCGTCAGCAGATACTAAATTTTTCTTACTAAGCTGATCTATAATTCGCAGAATAGTAGAGTCAACAAGTTCCTCATCAGTCCCTGGAATAGTAGCTTCAAGATTTGTTACGCTGTTAAGGTAATTTAAATTCTGTGATGGATTAGTAATAGAATTTTCTGCCAAGTTATAACTAGTACCCACCTCCTCAGCCGTAGCTGTTACAGACCCACTTAACAAGCCTGGAGGAATTACTAAAATAGTGTCGGTAAAGAAAGAATAAGTGCCAGTAAAATCAACAACTTCAAAGTTCTGTGGAACAACAAAAGAATTAGACTGTGGCGCTGTGAGCGTAAAAGTCAAGGTTGTTCTAGCTTTAGTACCTAATGAACGCTCTACACCAGTTACCTTTAGAAATTCGAGTACTAGAGCTAGAGGAAGTTTGTTTACATAATAAAGAAGCTCTGAGCCTGCAAAGGCTTGAGCTTGGAGTAAAGCTGTCTCTGGTGAGTTCTCACTAAAGTTGCTGATCTGTTCAGCAGAGGCTTCTCGCAACCTAATCATAGCTTGAGCTACCAACGTCTCTTCATTACGAGGGTCTAAGGTTATACTCTCGAATGGGATTACTGATATATCACTCATGTTTTAAAAAATTAATGTTAATTGAGGCTGTTCATCGCCTTGAAAAGACCAGTAGACTGTTATCTCGCATTCGCCATCTTCGTTGATAACACCCTCTGTTTGGAACTCTGCATCGGCAACGTATTCCTTTAGGTTTTGTAGTATTTCAACAGCAAGCTGACTAACGTCTTGTAAGCTATCAAACAGTGGGTCATTAATACCATATCCAGGTCTCATGACCCTCTCACGCTTCTGTGTGCTTAGTACTGATAAAATATCTCCTTTAGTAATTTCTACGCCGCTAACGACCTTTAAACCGCCTCTGGCAGCATCCAGCGCTAAAGGGAACTGAAAACCTCTATTGTTCATTAAGACCAACCTCTTGTAACTAAGTGATCTCCTCGACTATCCTGAGCAGTTAAGGTAGCTATACTTTTAGAATTAATAGTAAAGTCGTTAGCATTGATGACGTTGATAGCAGCTCCATTAGCATTCCAAGTCCAAGTAGAGCCAGAAGAGCCACCAAGAGTCCACACATGACCGTAAGCGTCAGATAGAGTTACAAAACCTGTTGCTCCTAGTTCTAAGAAAGCACCACTAGTAGTCTGGAAGCGGATGCTAGTTCCTGCGTTGATGGTGATACTCTCGCCTGCATCTACGCTAATTTTGCCATCTACGCCCAGGTCATCGTCTCCACCTACTGTTGCATCCCTAGAGCCTCTAATAGCCTCTGAGTGGTCATCTGGGGCTGATTCCTTAGCTCTAGGAGGGTTGGTGTCATTAACTATCTGTAAGTAATAGCCGTTTGTCTCTAAACCATCGGCGTAGAATATTAAAACTGTCTGTCCAACCTCCGGAAGCTGTGCATCTACTTGAGGAGAATGCGATAATCTTCTGAGCCAATCACTATCCACTGGTGAAACACCGTTGGCTACCTTAATACGACGCTTACCCTCTGGGTCTTTGACGTTTGTAACTACACCTAAGCAGGGATAGCCAATCTTTCCACTACTATCTAAAGCTAACTGGCTGGCTTTCTCCGCTTGTTTTAGTAAGCTAAATATCTGTTCCATTAGACTGCTATATACTTAGTTAAATAAAATACATAATACTAATTTAGTTTATTGACTCTATTCTCAATAAGAGCGACCCCACCGTACCCCATCTTTTTCAGAAAATGGGTGGTACGGTGGGGGTAAAAAATGCCTCAACCACAGTACTTTCAGCTTGAATGTTCCATAATGGGGTTGAGGGGGAGTCCCCACGAGCGATTTAAAAGTTCAATCTCTGTACTTAGACTCTGCCATTTACACGGGGAAGTTTTAGCTTAGTAGCTGGGTTAATTGGAGTACCATTAACTCTTATCTCGAAGTGGCAGTGGGGGCCTGTGCTGTGTCCTGTACTACCCATCTTGGCTATTAGTTGACCTTGTGCTACTACACCCCCAGAGGAAACAAGTAACTGGCTGTTATGCCCATATCGCGTCTCATCACCATTAGGGTGACTTATTTTAATTAGTAGTCCATATCCACCAGAAGTACCAGCAAAGCTCACAGTGCCAGCAGCAGAGGCATATATAGGCGTTCCAGTCACATTAGCTATGTCTACACCTTGGTGCATTCTTCCCCAACGCATACCAAAAGGAGATGTATATACTCCTGTTGTAGGTATTATGTAGCCTGAGCTTTGAGATACTGGACTTGTGGTAGTTGTAGTGGTAGCAGTGGTAGTTTGTATATCAGCTTTTGGAGATTTATTTTTTAATGGACTATAGAAGGTTAAGCTCGTCTGAAAAGAACCTAAGTTATAATCATGACTCACGTTTTCAACAACCCAAACCCGATTAATGAAAGTTGATACACCCTCTAATAATAGGGAAGTGTCCGGAGTTATTAGTAGAGACTCAACAGTTGCTGGGAAAGAAGCACTACCCTTGATACCCCTAATCCTTAATTCACTCTCTCTCCTAGTGGCATCTATTTGGTCTGTCTCGCCAGTTGTCTTAGGTTTTGGAATAACTGTAGCAGATCCAGTTGTTGCGATCGCTCCATCTTTTCCTGTGCCAATAGCATTTTCATTGCGGGTCTGTACTAACTTTCCAGTGTTAGGATCTATCTGAAACTTGCGCTCACCAGTAGTGTGATTACTAGCTGGTGTAGAAGCTCTTGCTCCACCTGTAGAGTCACCACCTGCCTGGTGATTGATATCTAGTGTTATACCCATATTCTCGCCATAAGCTAGCGTAAACTGGTCTCTCTGAGTTAGTCTTATAGCTCTTGGCTGAATATATAAAGTAGACCCCTTGCTGTATACTCTATATCCACACCGTCTAGCCTCTGTTAGCAGAGCTTCATAGTCTGTGACTCCTCGCTGTGGGAAAAACTCATACTTAGGGCCTTCCTCTGGCATTATCAAGCTCATGCCATAGGCTTTAGTAATCCTCTGAGCTATCTTTTTAAGGCTAACTCCGCTGTAGGCTGTGTTCTTTACCTTCTGATTAAGAACTATAGCCGCGCACTGACCAGAAAACTCTAATTCGTTTGGAGCAAAGAGAGAATATCCTAATCCTGTGTGGATAAAACTCTCCGCTGTTATAGTTTGACCGTTATAACCTAGTTCTATAGTTATTTGTTTACCAGCTAGAGTTCTAGCTTGAGGAATAACATCTTGTGTGGTGGTATTAGCAGTCTTCGGGGTAGGTGTATCCTTTGTAGCTACCTCTCCTTCGATAAGCTCTATGCGAACGTTAATGATACCTGCACTAGCTGATGCTATTGAGTTAAAAGCTCTAGGCGTAAGGTCTATTTTGCGTGTAGCATTTTCCTGTAATGGTCTAATAGTTGCACCACTACTATCTATGGCAAATGGCCCTCTGTCTATGACCTTAACTATCACGCTTTTGCTATTAGCTAAGTTAGTGACCCGCACTTTAGCATATTTATATTTACGGTCAACCATTGCAGCATAATAGCCATTAAAATCTATACGATCACCATAAGCACCTAAAGATCCTCCACCAGTAGCCCCTCTACCATCGTAGAAAGAAGCTTGGACATTATTAAAAATTACCTTACCAGGTGTAGTTAAATCCTGTGTTGGCTGTGTGGTCTTCAAATCACTGCTGTCGCTTGTTTGGCTAATTGTTTCTACAGTATCTAGACCATTAGCAGTTTCAATATAAGTAAAGTATTTATCAGCAAGCTTTCTATCAGGGTCTAGTACAGTGAAAGTGCAATTAGAAAGGTTTTCTCCCTCCCCAATGGATAGAGAAGCTCTAATTAGTTTACTATCGCCCACTGTGAATATATCGCTGCCACTATCCCCTAGTTTCCCAACTGTTATCTTTACAAAAGGTGCTAACAAATCTCTGGAAAAACCCATCTTAAAGTACCCAATCAATGATGCGATAATCAGAAGTACCATAAGAGCTAGCAACACCTTTGCTAAGAGGAGAAAGGTCTAGCTCTGCTAAAATATCATTTACCACAGTAATAGCCATATCCTTAATTTCCTTATCGGATGGTATCTTGATAGACTTACCTATTTCAATAGGCTGAAAGATATCAATATTGTTACTTTCAGCTATCTCCCGCCAGTAAGAGTAGTCGCCTATAAACTCGTGTGCAATACTCTCTAGAGACTCGCCTAGTTCTACTTTCTTAAACATAATTTTATTTCAATAGATTAGTTGTTGAGGTGTCAAGTTTGCCATTCTTATATGTACCTACTTGCCCCACTAATTTATTTTTAGAGTTGAGTATAGTAATTAGACCTTCTCTTGAAGTGCTCATCTTATATTTGTTGGAGCGTACTAGGTCATACACACTCTCTTTTAACTTCTTAACACTGTCTTTTAGCCAAATAGAACCTTTACTAGAAGCGTCCTCTTGTTGTCTAGCTGTAAGGAGTGAATTAGCATTACTACTGCCAACTGGTGTGGTTGCTACTTCTTTAGTTGGGACTTCCAGTAAAGTAAAAGATAATATAGCAGAAGCTAACTCACCGTTTAACCAGCCTTGCTCCCTCCAATCTAAGCTAGTTATTACAGCGCCACCAAAGGAGTTACTACCCCACTTAAAAGTCACTATAGAAGGGGCATACTTACCATTAACTGGGTCTGCTACCATCAAATCTTCTATCTGTTGAATTAATGGTTGACAAGACTTTCCTCTGGCGTGTGTTTCCAATAGCAGATTGTTTAGTCTTAATGTTCGCCCTGTGGTGTATTTGTATTGCTGAGAGGGTAAAGAACTTACAGCAGTAGCACCCTCTTCATACCTGGCTTCTCTACTAAACTGTTTCTCCTCTGGGTTAAACAGAAATTGATAAACACTGCTGTTCAACTCATCGGTTAGATATGCAAAAATCCCTGTCACTTTCTGAGCAGAAGGTAACAGGGTGATTAAAGATTCATTCATTAAACTATCCCGCGAAAGCCATATTATTTCTAGAATAAGCTTGATACTCTTCTTGAATGCATGTCATCACGTTCTTGGCAATCTCTTTTGCATCCTGAGCTTGGGTATGTATAGTGATATTGCCGATGGTTATACCACCTGTTCCACCAATATTTCTAGCAAGATTAGCTTGTTGACTTCTGTTAAGAATTAGCTCTGAATTATTGGCTACTACTAATGATGCGTTGTGCGGGGCTTGGGCTTTCTCTCTCATAGCGGCGTTGTACAGCCCATTAGTAAGCCCAGAAGCTGCATTAGGTACGAAAGTACCAGAAGTACTTTGAGCTTGCTGCTGACCCCCTAGACCTGGTATCTTGGACAATAGCTCATCAAACTTACGCTTAATACCTGAAAAGAAACCTGTTACAGAACTTACAATACCAGTCCAGAGGTTGTTAACTACTTCACTGAGTTGTATCCACTTACCAGCTACGAAAGTTATAAAGCCAGTTAGTGAATTAGTTATACTCCCCCAGTTAGCAGCTACTACTGCTGTCAGTCCAACTATAGCAGCCGCGATCGCAGCACCTAAAGTACCAATTCCGGCAACAACAGGTGCTACTAGAAGCGCCGAAGCTGTAGCTATACCACCAAGTATTACTACTGCCAACAGCTTACCAATAGATAGGGTAAGAGCACCCCAGTCTAAAGTGGACAGTGTTTTTCCTAAACCAATGAACACACCTCCTAAGATGTTAAGCAAAGTATCGCCTAACTGGTTAAAGTTTAGTCCATTAATAAACCTAAATATCTCATTTAGCACTTCTGCCAATTTAGTGCCTAAAGTACCAAACACAGAACCCCAATTGAGCTTCTTAAGAGTATCAAAGGCTGTATTAGTGACCTCTGCTAGCTTACCGCCAAGCCCATTAATATTAAAAACTTTATTAAATAGAAATTGTAAGTTATTGGCTAGATTTTCTACATCAGCATTCCCAGAGCTAAAGGCTTTAAGAGAACCTGTTAGATATCTGACTTTAGAGTTAAACTGTAGAATTGCACCTCTAAGAGTAACCATTGGGTCTTCAAACTCAATCCCTAGAGTTTTAAGAGTAGTTCCTATGGTGCTTAGTAATCCATTTTCTCCTATTAAACCGTTTAATCCTTCAGCAATAGCAGTGAACACTGACTGGTTACCCTTCTGCTTAGAAAGGTCTTTCATAATGCCAAAGACACCAGTTTGGGGATCAAATAAAGTTGATTTAAATCCCTCTACAAGACCAGAAACAGATTTAGTGGAAGCATCAATAACTTCCTTAGGAACCTTTAGGGCTTGCTGTAATACCTCAACTCGTTCCCTTGCTGTTAAGTCTTTAAGGTCTTTACCTAATTTCTTAGCTTCCTGCTCAATAAAACTAAGGACAGCGGGGTTTGCCTCAAAGAACTTTAGCTGAGCTAGAGAAGCACTACTAGCGCCACCTAAGAATTTAGATATGCCCTGAGAAGTGAGATTTGTATCAACACCTGAAGTAGCTGCTAAAAATCCTGCACTTTTAGAAATACTCTCTAAAGCCTCTGTGAACCCTTCCTTATTAAAAGAACCATCAAGAGCCTTATATGCTGGCACTAGGTTGTCCATGATGCCCTTCCCAAGGTTCACATAGTCAGAAGTAGCACCAGGCAAGGAAGCCGCAGCACGACTCATCTTAATAGCAAAGTCATCAATGAACACTCCGGCATCTTGGAAGTTCATACTAGTTAGCTTCATCAGAGTACCAGCAGTTGTTATGTTCTGCTGCTGGATACTCATAGCCTGATTTAGTTTATCTGCTAGACCAGTGAATAGGTTACCAATGGTATCTAAACCAAGCTTGAAGGCTCCTGTCATCAGGTTTGCACCTAATACAGCTCCTTTGAGTGATTTACCTAGTCCAGAGTCTATCTTAGAGGTTAATTGGTCAATAACTCTACTAGCTTCATCCTTTGCAGAAATTGTTACGACTACATTATTAGCCATCAAATTCTACCCCACTCATACCCCACTGACTCAACTTATCCTCTGACTTAGGCATATCTCGCTGCTTAACTGCTAGGAAAATATTTAGATGGTAAAGACACTCTGTTATTTCCATCTCTAGAAAAGTAAAATAGGCGGAGTTAAAGTTTCCGCCACAACCCGCTAATATTAGCTCTAATAAGTCACTAACTCTTAATGAAGTTTGGCTTTGAACCGTTAGTACTAGCTCTTGCTGATAGAGCATCAATCTTATCTCGAAACAAGCTAATAGCCGCAGCAACCCTCTCTAAGTCATCAAACTCTAATGAGTCAAGTAACTCATCAAAAGTAATCTTAGGCTTACCATCAAACTCTATGATGCAAAGGGAAGCTAGCTTAATAGCTACTAACTGGTCTGATTTAAATTCTTGTTCAACACTTTGTAGCCAGCTTTGCAAGAGCAAGAATTGTTTTGTGTTAGGAGAGCGCATAGAAACCCTTTTACCATTTATCAGGTGAAAGGTAACAATCTGCTCGTCTACTTTATGCTCTACATCAAAGGTGGAGGTTTGGTTGGTAGGACTTTCTACACCCTCTGATTTCTTAATAGAAGGCTTATCTATGATTCTGCGGTTCATCTATTTATTTAAACTCTGCACTTTCAATAGAGAATTCAATAGTCGTCATAGCAACTTTAGAACTATCAGATGTATCTACACCCTCACCACAAGACCAGCCAACTATCTTAGCTCCTGACAAGTCCCATGCTTTGTTACCTCTAAATACACTACCTGTAGAGTCAGCAGCTCTTTTTACAGGTCTTAACCTAAGGTCTGAGTAACCTTGTGTCTGTTTAGATTTAATAAAGTCAAGAACAGCTTGGTCTTTTTCTGGGTCAAAGGGTTTGCTAATAGTTACATTCTCAAACTCTTCTGTACCACCGTCAGCGGTACGTCTTAGTTTTGATAGTCCATCACTATATCGGGCTTTGTTAGCCTTAAACTTAATGCCACTAAAGGTTGTGAAGTAAACACCTGGTAGACCTTCAACGGTAATTAAGAAATCGGCGTTGTTAATTGGGTTTGTATCCTGGAGACGCATATTTTAATTTCTGTTATTTAACTATTGGAAGTGTACCTATTGCCACACGAATCGAGTTGATTAACAAACGTTCCATCGCTGGAGCTGTAGCAGCATAAATCTCTAGCAGCACAGCACCATTCTCGAAGTCATCAGTTGAGTTGTTGGTAAAATCACACACCACTTGAAAGGCTTGACCCTCAGTAGCCCCAAACAAAGCTTTACCACGCCATAGACGAGTTAATACACTGGTAGCCGTTTGTGAAAGTGTATTTAAAAAAGCACCCTGACCATCGATCGTAGAGAATAGCAAATCATCATATCCTCTGCGAACAGTACCATTCAGTACATCCATGATCACGCGGGTGTGTATGAATTGATAGAATACACTGCTGGAGCGCGTTCTCATACCCCAGACGCATATCCCTTTGTTGCGGAGGTTGCGAATAATGTTAATACCTAGCGGGTTAACAGTCTCTTGTTGAGCAGAAGTAACTTTAGTAACAACGTTCAACACACCTAAGATAGGGTACTTAGCACCAGCCGGAGGTTGTTGGAATCCTTCAGTTCTATACCTACGACTAGCCACTGAAGCTACAGCAGCAGAGGGAGGAACAGTTGCAGATTCTAGGTCTATTAAGTAAGGATAATAAAATGAGGAGTGACCTTGTGCAGAAGTGTATAGAATACCCTCAGCTTGAGCCTGGGCTAGTGACAGACCAGTACCAGCATCAATCAAAGCACACCAATCAAAGTCTTTGTTGGAGCATAGAGCCTCCATAGCATTACCAACTGCCAACCGATCGTTCTGTACAGTTAGCGTCTGAAACGCTTCAGGGGCTAGCAAGAAGCCTTGTGGCCAGTCATCTTGTGCATCAAAGCTATTACTAATTGCGTAGACGTAATCTATTGCTGTAGGAGAGGTAGGCGTTGCAGAAACAGCAGTCATACCACCAGCAGTCACAGCTACTGTAAGAGCAGCAGTAGGTAAATCTGAGTAGATAATTACTTCAGCGGCGGTTGAACCAGCTATAGCGGTCACTTGGGAAGCTACAGTGCTAACGTTTATTGCAGCTATTAGCTGGGTTGCTATAGTAGCAGTTGTAGGAGAGGCAGCAGAAGTAACGGTAACAGCAACAGTATTGATTGTTAGTGTGTAAGCTGTAGAAGCTGTAGCAGTGGTAACAGTAACTCTCTGCCTAGCTGCAATAGGTGTTTTAACAAAATATAAAATTCCATTAGGGTCGTTTCTAAAGAACAACTTAACAGAATCACTGGAGGGACTTGCGCCATACACGTTAGTGAAATCAGTTAAAGAAGTTACTTGAGTAGGTACTAGATTAGTCCCAGTAGCTCCAGACCCAATCATGTAGTTGTTTTGAAAGCTTGCTAAGGTTAATGGCTTATAACCAGAAGTTGTCTCAACGATTCTAGTGCCGGGAGCCTTAAAGCTGGAGAAAGCGAGATTTCCCATTTATTTTTAGGTGATAGTTAATTCGGTGTCTAAGGTGTGTGAAGCAGGGTTAGAAGTGTTAAAGCCTTGTTTAGCTCTGTAGACCCTAATCTTCAATTCGTTAAAGTCAGGTGGGTTATCTATCTGATAGAAATTAGTAGGGTTAATTCCAGTGAGATTAGGGAATGTAGTTGTATTGAACTCCGCATCGAAAGCTATGTTCAAATAAACAAGCCAATCTCTATCAACCTCTTCACTCCGAGATACAGTTATGGAGTCTTCTAGCTGAACACTCTCAAAAGAGCTTATATCGCCATCAGGAGACTCTAGAACAGTTAGAATTTGAATAAATGATAGAACACCCTCTAGCAAAGTCATGGGCAGTTCATGGTACCCTAAGACATTAGAATATCGATAGGCTATTCTGTAAGGGAAACGGGCTTTTGTTCTCACCGTTCCAGTACCAAACTTATAGTGAACTACATTCTGAATAGGTAAGGTGATGCAACTATTAGCAGGTAATGTTTCTGTTGCAATAGGTGAGTCTAGTGTAGGCGGATATTCCAAGTTGAAGGCATCTATTCTAATTCTCCCTAAGAGCCAGTTAGTTATAGCCCCACGGACAGTTTGAAGGTTCATTTAACATCCTTTTCCTTACGAAGAATTAATTTCCACACAACAGGGTCGGAGTCAAATAATGCAATTAACTTATAGAACTTAGCTCCTGCAATCTCTTTAGTAGAGACATTACTGTAAACTACTAGGTTATTAACTACAGGAGGCTCTAATATAAAGCTATTCCTGATATTTCCAGTAGGAATAAATAAAGTCTTATCTATAGTTCTAGAGACTTCAACTTGTATGTCATCAGTTGACAAGAATACCGAGTCGGCTCCCTCTATATTTACCTGTAAGTTTGCTAACTTAGGTGATACGCTTGTAATATAAGGTCTAGGTTGTAATAGTGTATCTATAGTAGTTGTAACCCTGTTGTTTCTATTAGTTTCTACTTGTCTAACTAAAAGATTTCTCCGCTGAGGAACACCAAGGTATGTTTCTATTTTCCCTATCTTATCTTCTATCTGAGCTAGCTTTTGAAAGAGAGTCATGACAAAGTTTCGTTAGTAATGTTAATTATATTTTGCTGTAGTCTTCTCTCTATCTCAGGTATAGTCTTAGATACAAGTCCTAAACGTTTATCAACGTAGGGAGTATATGACACCGGATTAGTTATGCTAAGAGCTGACCTTGCTAGACTCGTAGACCAGCCTGCTCTTAATGCACCACTCCTAACAGGTGAAATACTTTTTAACCTATCCTTAGCCCAATTAGCAGTTTCTTCTAGAGCTTTATCGGCAACTCCTTTAAGCGGTTTAGTGTTCTTAAATAAACCGCCGGAGGTTTTAACATGGTAGGAAAACATATATCTACCAGTAGTAATAACTTAAACGCTTTTTGGAATACTTTTTCTAGATCATCATCGGGCTTTGTAATGCGCTTAAAGGTTCGTTGGAAGTAAGCTAAGGTTAATAGGTCATACTTGGAACAATCTGTTCTTAAATGCTCTACAGCCTTAGATGCTGCCTGATTACAAGCCCAGAGATCATCAGGTACTTCAATCTTAATTACAGGAATCTTACCCATACCGTGTTCGACTGGTTCAGACAACAGAGGTATGGGAGTTTCATCATTGCTACTAGTGCCTCGCTCATTGATAATTGACTTTATAAAGCCATTTTTATCTAGCTCTACTACAGCACCGTAACGCGCTACGTATTGCTCATCAATGAAAGTCCAGGTAGCTCTAGTAACTGGTTTAGTCAAAGGATTAGAACTATCTACACTAATCTGGAAAACCTTAATCCACTTTAGTTCTTCTCCACCTTTATCTGACCAGTTAATGACCTGTAAGGAGGGGTAAATGGTCACATATGGTCTAATACCTAAAATCTCTTCTTCTGCCTTGCTATTGACCTCGTAGGGCACGCTGTGTTTATCTACATGCAAGAATACTTTTTTAAATTTTAAACATTCGCGGAATATAGTAGATAAGAGGTTCTTTTCTGACCTTCCAGCTAGATTTGTATCATCCCTAAAAGTGTTCCAGAAGTCCTGGCCGTCTTCAATACCAGAAATAGATATAGAGCTATTATTAAACCTTGCTAACTGCTTATTAATGGCTGAACCAAGGATGTTAGCATAAGTAAACTTCTTCAGTCTAGTTTCATAGATGTCAGCATCTTCACCAGGTCTTCTAGGAAGAAAAGATTCAATCTTAGATTTCAATTTATAACCGCCAGAAGCTAGCAGTTCTATTTCATTAAGGGCAGGAAGCAACTCAACATAATCTGGGTGGCTAGACTTAAGCAATCCAAGTGTTAAATAGTTTGGATACATATGTTTATTTAGTTAATAGTGTGTATTCGATTGAGGCAACAGCATAACGTGTAGCATCTACTAAATGGCTTGCTGTCTGACCTTTAGCAGGATGGTCTAATACATTGCCAGAAACATCTACTTCTCTCCTGTATGACTTGAGACAATCAGCTAGTACCTGTTGTGGTTCATAAACAAATAATCTTTGCTGGTAGAATAAACTATTAATGATGTTACAGCCTTCTTTTACTCCTGGCTCGTTCCTATTAACCTGTACAGACCTAGTAAGACCAGGAATGTTTTCTCTTTTACCAACCTTGCGGAGTTCTAGTATTGAAGCTGGTCTATCATCTGGTAAGAAAGCTTTGCGGATACCATAGCGTCTACATAGTTCAGAGGCTTTAGAAATAATTACATCAGGTAGAACTGGAGTACCAGGTACAGGGTTAGTCCAAGAGTCTATTAAGTAATAGAAAAGTTTATCCTGGTCAGGTGGTTTTATAGTTCCTACTACAACTAGAGAAGGGTTTACATCACCCCAGTCACAACCGAGGAAGGTGTTAGTAAAAAGAGGTAGTTCCTTAACTATTAGATTGTCAGTAAAACAGTCGAAGTATTGTCCTTCAAAGTCTTCAAAAGAAGCTTCAAACTCCTGACGATATACTCTAGGTGGTAAAGTCTTTTCTGCCTCTGCTATGAACTTGCGAGGAACAAAAGGATTATCTTTGGTAATAAAATGGAAGTAAGCCCAGCTATCACTAGATTGAGCTTCAAGGTGCATCTTATAGAGGAAGTGTGTCTTTCCAGAAGGAGTAGCAATAAGCATCGCCTTGGAGCCTGGAGTGTCCGCTAATGCTGCATAAATAACGTCTGTCCAAGCTTTAAGAGAAAAGTCTTGAAACTCATCTAACCCAGCAAAGTAAATCTTTAATCCTCTAAGACTCTTACCGTGGTCGTCAGCACCCCTAAGAATGATATCAGGCTTATTACCTTTAAGCTTTATCCTAAAATCAGTTCTATCTATTTTCTCAACCCAAGGCTGACCTTCTAATAGGTTTAATAGAGGTTGCCAATGAATAGCTCTACACTGTTTAAATGTAGGCATTACTATTAGGCATACCGGAGGTGAGGCGGGGTCTATCTCTTGGTCAAAGGATAAGGCAGCTAGTATTACAGATGTGAGTAGAACCCTAGTCTTTCCCCAGCGGCGGCCAGCAACTACTAACCTGAATCTAGCTTTGTTATCAAATACTTTTCGCTGACTTCTGTGCAGCTTTAATATCATGATTCATCAGGCTCCGCCGTCTCAACCTTAATAACAAACTCACCACCTGCGTTGGCATTAGCCTCACTAATTTCTTCCTTAATAAGTTTCAAAGCTTGAACGGCTGCTGGTAAGTTCTTCTTATAAAGGTCAACTACAGCCCCTCGTGAAACAGTCTGCTCTGTATATCCTTCTAGTGACATACTTACAACTCTTTCAAGAGCTAGCAGGCGAGATACTTTATTGCCATATTTAAGCAATCCGTGTTGTAGGGCTTTCTCAAACGCTAGGTATTGATTAGTTCTATAGGTTTCTATCTGTGACTCACTCTTTTCTTTTAAGCACCTTAGCTGCTTTACAGATACAGTGCATCCCTCGAACTGCTCTGCAAATAGAGCTTGAACACGCGGGTATTTAATACCAGGCTCTGTGGCAAGAGTAATAAGAATAAACTCTTGATGTTTGGTTAGTAATTTTGACATAAAGAAAAAGACACTTGATAGTGTCTTTGTTAAAGGTTATTAGTTTAAATAGATAGTTATAGTAGGATATATATTTTGTCTGATAGCAGTGTGATAGCTGTTCTGTAGACCTTATAAGTCCACTCAGTAAAAGTTATGTTTTCAGGGCTAAGGACATAGAAAGAATTTAAGATAGACTCTTCAACAGAACCGGGGTTAATGAACCACCTTAATATTACTCTATGAACCTCTGACAAGTCATTTAAAGCCTTCTCTAGCGTTTCGCTATCTAATATACCAAATAAGGAATTACTGGGGTTTAGTGCCTCACATGGAAGGTATAATCTGTCTAAGAAATTATCTACTACATCTAGTTGTCCAGAGTAATATAGTTCTAGACATTCTATAAGATTGTCAATATCAACGTAGCTTTTGCAGAGAGTTTTAGTCTCAATAAGTTTTGTAGACAATAATAGCTCTGGGTCACCCTTCTCATACTTGTAAACTAGCATACTTTTTTAACCTGTAGTACTTCAAATAGTTCTTTCCAATCTTTACTCTTATGACCACACTCCTCTGTAGTTAATACTTCAATCTGTCTATCAGAAAGTAGTTTACTAGGGTTTTTATGGTCGGTATACATAATGTTTCTTAGAGTTTGGGGACTGTAAAACCACTTCTTAATCTCTAACTTTTGTTTAGGACTTAGAGTTTTACTATTGAGATATTCACTTATGATATGAGCAGCCCCATAACTGTTTCTTTTAGAGGCGTAGTCTTTGCCATACATTTTAATAAACCTTTCTCTTATTGAAGATTTAGGCATCTTAAAATATATTTCTAGTTCTCTTAGTGAGCTACCTGTAAGAAACATCTTGTAAGCACGTTCAATAACCTTAGGGTCGCACATAGACTTATTTCCTCCTCTATAAATAGTCTAGTCACACCTCACATGAAAGGAAATACTAATCTTTTAGAGTGTTTTACCAGAGAATTATAAAAGTGTCTTAGCTGTCAAAAGATTGAAAAGTAACTATTTTACTACCTAAAAAAGATACGTTTAGAACCTTTAGACTTAACTTCATCATGAAGTCTGTCCAAACTGTCCTCTATGTCATCTAGTTTGCTGATGACCTTGGTGTTGTTCTCAAGATAACTAGTGTGATTTTGCTGATAGTCTTTAAGGTAGGCTGTTAGACTTTCACTAATGGTCTTTAGTATTTGTGACTCTGTTTGTTGGCGCTTGACCCATTCAGAAATAGCAGGTTTTATTCCCAGCCAATTGGATATTAGTACTAGACCAAAAATTGATAGCGTAATCCCTAGACCAACTCCACCCGCCTGGAGGAGTATTTGGTCAACAATCTTGGCATCAACCTCAGGAGATATAAGTGCTTGTGTTGTAAATTCTTTGTCTGTTTTCATATAAAGAAAGAGCCCACCCCATTGAGGCAGGCTGTTTTAGGTTTTATAAAGGTGGTTCAGTAGGTGGCTCAACTGGAGGCTCCGCAGGTGGTTCAGGTGGTAGTGGAGGCCACTCAATAGGTGTCACGGGTTCCATTAGAACTTCGCTGTTTGTAGGCCAGCGGAAGAATTTAGTATTACCACGAACCCACTCAGCAACTGTTCCAAAAGAAGGCGTGTAGCCCACCTCAAGGAACCAAAGCCAGCGCTGATAATCGTCTTCGTCAAGTAGCAGGCAGAATCTGTATCGGGTTGCCATTTTTAAATTCACTAAGGGTCTCAATAATGGGTAACTGTCCGAACTTTAAACAGTTGGAGGCGTATTCTTATAGGGGTGGGTAACTTGTAGCAGTGATGAAAGATTGCTATTCCAAGCCAAAAAACCCTCTAACTTCTGCCGCTCCACCAGACTAGGTACGCGAGGCATAATAACGATGTGACCCATCCTACCTATCAAAGAGTTGGTGGGAGATCCATTAACGTTGCCTAGGAATAGCAGGACGTTTGGACTATCAGAGGTTCCTGCACTAAATTGTGTTGGAGAGTTTGCAGCCTGAACACCATTCCTAAAGCTTGTACCAGCCCGGTTTACGTAGTCATGCGTTGCTCCGAGTATAAATGTATCACCAGGATTGTTAATACTGGGATCGACGATGCTAAAGCTGAGCGACTCTGCATCTGCGCGTTTTCCTGCCAATTGGAAGGAATTACTCCCCACGATTGTAAAAAATTTAGCATAATTTCCAATACCGTCAGACAAGTAGATGGCACGCTGAGTAACCCCAGGATTAAAGGCTTCGTACTGATTGACGGCAAATACACTTAGACCAGGTGAACCATTGAATATACTAATGTTTCGGGTTGGTGTGCTCAAGAATTTATTAGAGCCTCCTTCACCAAACCTCAGACTAGGAGTGCCACTTAGACCAGAAACCTCAACAGTTGGTCGATTGGCTGCTGTAGGTTGGGTTACTACATATCCAAGATTCCGATCTGTCCAGCTAGAACCGTCAGGGAGAGCATCGATCGGATTGAACCACAAGCTATCGTTAAGTACTGCTGGTGTCCATAATGTAGGTGCTACATAAGCTCCAGACCTTGATGGGTTAGTTAATAAGTTGCCTAATATGTTAATGGGCATTAGGCGCTCCTGTAAGCTATAACCCTGCCACTGACTAGTGTGTACCCGGATATATCGCCATAAATCGTTTGACCAGCCTGTATCGTAAGACCTGCCAGAGAGCCTGTCTGATTGGTCATCGTAAGGGATGAGAACACGCTAGGTTCTAAAGGCGATATTGCACAGAAAGAGCCTGTTACAGCCGATGTGTTGGTTGTGACAACACTACCAAACTTGCCTAGCGATTGCCGCAGCAAAGACTCTAGCTGTACTTGTGGAACGCCAGCAGCATCCACGATAGATACTGCTTCGCTGTAATCACCGTTCGTTAAAGGAATTCGCATAGTTTCTAAAATTTAATTATGTAGTTACACACTAGACTTGGCTGAAGGTTGTTGTGAGATCCACCGCCACCCTGAGAGGATATAGTAAGTCCTGTTGTAGCAGCGTTCAAGCTTAGATTAGTTTTTACACTAGACATCGCAACGCCAGTAGCTGTAGGGTAAATACCTATACCAGTACTAACCAGACCAATTAAGGTTGTACCGTTGACGTTGGTGGTTCTATAAGTATTAGGCCCCTTGTCCTCGCCAGCAAAAGCGACATTGTTCTTAAGAAAGCCATCGGTAAGACCATCATCACCGCCGGAAGTCCATACATAAGCTGAGTGGCTATGTCCAGGGTCATAGACGCCGTGGCCGTGACCAGGATCGCTTAAACCATGTACGTGGGCGGTTTCATTAACACCGTGGTTGTGTCCAGGGTCAGAAACGCCGTGATTATGTAGAGGCATTTCAGACACTGTTAGGGTATGGGTTTCAGCACCAAACGTCTGTCCTAGCGATCGCAACGTTAATCCAGCGCCCTGCCCAGCTCCTACGCCAACCCGACCACGCTTATCAGGTACGTTAAAGTTTGCACCAGAACCCCCGTGTGTATAACCTATTGCAGCAAACAAACCAGGATACGTAGACACAGGATAGCTAGCTCCATCCATCCAAAGCCAACCTCCAGCAGGTAGTGTTGAGCCATAGAACTCCATACCCATTCCAGGCTGGAAACTAGCTGTAGCGGGTATTTGACTAGGTGTAACTCGGTCAACAATCTTATCTCGCAGGTCGGTAACAGCCCCAGCGGAGGTCACAAAAGCCATTGGGAAGGATTCGTTTGGCAGAGTAGCAGTAGCCTGAACAGATCCAACATTGTCTACGTAAATGAATCTCGTACTGCTTGCAGGTATTACAAGACTGCCGCTAGGTATGGAGACTACGACACCACTACCAAGGAGTACAGCTCCTCCGCTGTAGGAGAAGGTTTGACCACTCAGATAGCTAACTCGTAGTCTGTTATAAAAACTATAAAATCTGCTTTTTATCGCGTCTGGATCATCGGCGAGGTATGCATCAACGACCTTAGGGCCATGACCGATCAGATCCTGACCATCAGGAATGGGCTCACCAATTTGATTGACGACTGATGCATACAAAACATCGCCGTCGTTGAGAACGATTCTCGACATAGAAAAAATATTTGTGTCTATATAAATAGCTCCTGTCCGGAAAACAAGCTATTTAATCTAGTAAATTAATTAACTAGTATTTAGTTAGATAGAGTTTGGATTAATTTTATGACTTTTATGATTGCTTCAGTATCAGGACTAGCTGTTGTATGGATAGCTCACCAAATTCTCTTACTAAACGAAATTATGACGAGTCGGAAGGCAAACAAGTCGGAGGGTAAACAGCAAAAATAGGTACAACAAGAGGGCTTCTAAAGCCCTTTTATTTTGACCATTAAGACACTTATAACTCCTGTTTAGCCAAATACTCATCACGGGCAACTATAGCAGCTTCTAGGGTTTTGTAGAGACCTAGATAAAAACGTTTGCCAGAGTGAGTAATCTGAACACTGAAACGGTTCTTGCTCCCCCTATAGATATACTTATCATACTTGGGGGTTTTTCTGTTATTACTGCGAGAAGGAGCTTCTATTTGAGGTTTGAGGGTCGTAAAATTATTAAAGCGGTTATGTCCTCTGAGCCTGACAGACGCCTGATCAAAAGCTATAGCAGCATCAATTTCCTCAGCGAAGAGACCTAAATAGATCCTCCTGCGCCGAAAGGTAATAACACTCTCCCAAGCTTGGAGTCTAACGTTGTAGTAAACCCCTTTGAAAATGCTCTTGCGTTTGTATTTTGTGCGAGACATAAAAAAATATATAGAATCAAAACCTCAAGACAATATTAATAAGCATCCAACTGATATTTAATACCAAGGGCAGAAGTTATCACACTATATGCTGAAGACTACTGTACATTTGTTGAGGCGGAGTATATGTGCCAACACAAATATAGCAATAGTTCTGGGCGTTATTTTCCATCCTATAAAATAGGAGTCTGAAAAAAGACTCCTATGTTTAATATTTAGGCTCAGAAGCTACCAAAGTGTTTCTTCATTATGTTCAGGAAGTTATTCTGTCTCTTGCTTGTTAGTTACTACGGCACTTTGTTAAAATTGTATGAGTTATTCTTTTCCCTTGTAAGAGGAAAAATAGTTCCTTTAGCGTGCTCAGGATCAGTAGATTCCAAGATATGTAGTTTGCTTATAAAATATTCGTTACCATCAGAGGAAATTTCCTTTACTATTGCCGTAAAGCGCAACTTTTCTTCCTCAGCTTTTTGAGCTCCACTTAGAGTATTCATGTGCACGTATAAAAACCTTCCATCAATCGTGTCACCTTCTCGGATTGGCTCACCACTGTGGTCTATAACTATGTTGTCTGGCTGTTTTTGCGAATCTGACAATTTTAGTTGATGTTTAACTGCTTGCTATCATAAACTATATTGCACCATTTTATCAAGCCGTTGTGGTAACTTCACTCATCAAGCTTTGATCTGGAGAGCGGTTCATTACCTAAGTACAGAGATTGAACTTTTAATTTGATCGTGGGGAGTCCCTCATATCCCCAATATGGAACATTGAAGCTGAAAGTACTGTGGTTGAAGGATTTTGCACCCCCACCGTCCCCCATCTTTTTCAGAAAACAGGTGGTACGGTGGGGTTAAATTATTGAGAAATAAAATCAATAAAGATAAAATCTATTAATGTAATTTATACAACTCAGTACAATAAAACAAAGCTATTTAATTTACTAAATAGATTTGGTATAATTTTGATACAAACTATGGCTAATTTTATGACCGAAACTACTAAGTTAGATACCTCTAAACCAGTTAACAAAAGAAGCATTAGAACTGCTTGTTCTGATGACATAGATAACGTTCTCACATATGATGGTGAAGACTATTTTCTTCCAGAGGACGAGGAGGAGTGGGATGGTCTTGATTGGGAGGTTCACCTCATGAATTTAGAATAAGATATTGTCAAACTAGAACAGTTAAAGCCCCTACGATTGAAGATGTCTTAGGGGTTTTTTAGTGTCACTAAGAACTATAGATAATACTCTATGATTAAGTGATTTATCATAAGAAAATAATTTAAAAAATAGGTATTTCAAGTCGATTTTTATTTGATTAGGCTCTTAGTATAGATGCGCTGGAGAATGTATTTTTATGTCGGTGATAACTATCCAAACAATTGGTTCAAATTTAGTAGTAGACTCTAGACTTATCGCTGCTGAGCTTGGTATTGAGCATAGAGCCTTGAAGCAGCTTGTTAGAACCTATCAGGTTGACTTTGAAGAGTTTGGTAACCTCAACATTTCAAATGTCGGGGTATTTGGTACTGCTTCTTATGAGACTTTCTACTATCTAAATGAAGACCAATCTTACCTAGTTCTAACATTTGTTAAGAATACTGCTGAAGCTAGGCTAGCTAAACTCAATTTGGTTAAAGCATTCAAGGCAGCACGAGAAGCTTTAGTTGAGTCTAACCAATCAAGGTTACCTCGAAACTATAAAGAGGCTCTCATTGCCCTTGTAGAGGCTGAGGAAGTGAAAGAAAGATTAACTCTCAAGAATGCCGAACAGATACAACAACTTCAGGAGCAAGAAGAGATCATTCTAGACCTGCTACCTGGTGCTGAAGCCTCCGTAGTACTGCTTGGAATTGACAAGGACGTTGACCTTGGAACCGCTGCCAAACTGTTAGCTATTCCTGGAGTTGGTCGCAACAAGTTGTATGAGATTCTTCGCAAGGGAAACATCATAATGCCCTACAAAAATGAACCCTATCAGCACTACATTGTCCAAGGATATTTTAGTACCAGAGAATCTGTTTCCCCCGATGGTAGGTTCCTATCAATCCAGACGCTGGTCACTCAAAAAGGCTTGCAATGGCTCATCAAACGCCTTGAGACTGCGGGTTATAAATCCTCTAAACTGGCTGAAACAGCAGCGTAACTAACTCTTAAAATAGAGTCTAAATTACTAAATTATCTTACTTTTTATAACATAAATCACAAAATCACTAAGGAGAAACTAAATCATGTCTGTTAAACGATTAAAACCAAAACGTACTGTTACAATTAGCGATCGCGCTTGGAATGAGCTTAGAGCCATTGCTGATGCCAACGGACTATCAATCTCAGCCCTATTAGAGTGCATCGGGCAGGGTTTTATCACGCTAAATTTATAGTTTTTGTTAACACCTTTGACATTTGATTTCTCAAAGGTGTTATTCTATAAATAACCTTTTTGGTCTTGAAAATGTCTACTTTAGAAAGTTTTAATGTTGACGAGTTCGAGTTCTTTACAGATTCTGAAACAGGCGAATGTTTTACTTCCGCTAGAGGATATAGCCGACTTAGTGGGGTTAATTTATCAATTATATCAAAGCGTGTTGGTGGAGATAAATTAATTGGTTTAGATCAGATAGCGGATTGGCTAGCTAAGGATAATCCTGTTATAGCCCGTGAACTTCTTAAAGCAGGAATTAAATCCTGTATGCAAACATTAGGAGGGCAGTTGGTTCATAGCGCGAGTTATGAAGAAGCTATAGAATTAATGCTCTCGCATAGGGCGCGAGTTAAACTCTTAGAATCACGCGTTCGGGAACTTGAGGAAAGCAAATAG